GTTTAGCTAAAGAGTTAGAGTTAGCAACACAAAAATTAAGAGATGTAGAGAATGACCAAATAGTAGTACAAGCACAAAGAAGAAAGATGATAGCTGAAAACAGGCTATTAGCGAAAGACCAAAGTAAAACGTTAGAAGAAAGAATTGCAAATTTAAAATTAGCACAAGCATTAGAAAACGCAACATTATTGGAGCAACAAGAAAATCAAGCAGAAAGGGTAAGAATTGCAGAGGAAGAGTTTGAACGTGCAAATAGTACAGCAGAAGATTTTAAAGTACTTCAAGAAGAAAGAGCTAGATTAATAGACTTAGAAACGGACTCTTTCAATAGACAGAGAACTATTGTATCTGAATTAGAAAGTTTAAAAAATCAAGAGCGTAAAGGTAGCGATGAAGAAGAAGATAGACCATTGGTTAGAGCTATTAAATCAGAAAGTGCAGAATATTTAGAAATAGTAAACGATACACAAGAAGAAGAAACAAGAATAACTGAAAATCACATACAGAAAAGATTAGATAACGAAAGAATAGCAGCCGAGCAACGAATACAATTAGAGCGACAAGTACAAAATGCTAAATTAAATATTGCTAGTAATGTGTTTGGATTAATTGGTGAGTTATCAGAACGAGGTAGTACATTAGCTAAAACAGCAGCGGTAGCACAAGCAACTATTAGCGGTTTTCAAGGTGTTCAAAACGCTTTTACAACGGCATCAGCTAGTCCTATTACAACGTTATTTCCAGCGTATCCATTTATTCAAGCGGGTTTAGCAGGTGCTTTTAGTGCTGTTCAAATAGGTAAAATATTATCAACCGATAGTAGAGGTGGTGGCTCACGACCAAGTGGCTCAGTCGGTGGTGGCTCAAGAGGTGCAACATCAGCTCCAACAGTACAAGCTCCTGACTTTAATATTGTAGGAAGTAGTAGTACAAATCAATTAGCACAAACAATAAGTCAACAAACACAACAACCGATTAAAGCTTTTGTAACTTCTAACGATGTAACAACAGCTCAAAGTTTAGATAGGAATATTATTGATAGTGCTAGTGTAGGATAAAATCATAACAAAATTTTAAAATATTTATTATATTATTATGGAAACATACGAATTATTATTAGAAGATGGAATGGAAACTAAGGGTGTATATGCTATTAGTTTAGTTTCAGACCCAGCTATGGAAAGCGACTTTGTAGCATTGAGTACTGATGTTAAGATGGCTGTTGTAGATGACGAAAAGAAGATACTTATGGGTGTTGCTTTAATACCTGATAAACTTATACCTAGAATGGGTAAAGATGGAGCGTTTAACGTATTCTTTAGTAAAGAAACCGTTAGAAAAGCCGCTTTAATGTTCTTTAAAAATGGCAATCAAAGTGAAAGCACTTTAGAACATTCTATTGAACTAAACAATAATACAGTCTTTGAGAGTTGGATAAAAGAAGATGAGGTACACGATAAGTCTGTTAAGTTTGGTATACAAGCACCATTAGGAACGTGGTTAATAACTATGAAAATAGATGATAACGATGTATATGAGATGGCTAAGAAAAACCTAATAAATGGCTTTAGTATTGAGGGTGCATTTGCTGATATGTTAGTTAAGAATAAAGATGTAAACGAAGAAGAACAACTAATGAAAGAGTTATTAGAACTTATTGAAAATCTAACAGAATAAACGTTAAATTATTATATTATTATGAATACAAAAGAAGTTTTAGAAAAGTTTAAAGATTTTGTTTTGAACTTATCAAAAGAGCCAAAAGCAGAAACTGAAACTCCAGAAGTTGAGGTTAAAGCAGAAGAAGTACCATCTACGGAAGTAAAGGAAGAAGAAGTTAAAGCAGAGGTTGAAGTACAACCTGAGTTTGTAACTGTTGATGACTTTGCAAAAGCGATGGAGGAAGTTAAATCTTTATTTTCTAAACAATACGCAAGTTTTGAAGAAAAAAATAAAGCATTAGAAAGTAAGAATGTAGAATTGAGTAAACAGTTAGATGAAAAACCTGACGCTCAAAAAGTAGTACATTCTCCAGAAGTAAAAGAAGTTAATTTAAACACTGTTGAGTCAAGATTCCTCAACGCAATTAGAAAAAATAAATAAATAATATGGCAACGACATTAACAGTAGGATCAAATTACGCTGGAAAAGCAGCGGGTGAGATAATTGGAGCAGCGTACAAAGAAGCAGACACTATTAGATTAGGACTTGTAACTTTCGCACAAAACGTAAACTTTAAGTACAATTTACGTAAAATTGCATATACAGACGGAACAGTAGATTACTCTTGTGGTGATTTTACTCCAGCTGGTGCAGTTGTATTATCTGAAAAGGTTATCCAACCTAAAAAGGTAATGAATAACTTTCAAGTATGTAAAGAAACTTTTAGACAAACTTGGAGTGAAGATTTAGGCGGTGCATCTGCACATAATGACTCTATGCCTAGTGATATAGGTGAGGCTATTTTAATGGAAGTATTGAAATCTCAATCTCCTAAAATAGATGATGAAATTTGGAATGGTACAGCAGCAACTGACGGTGAATTAGGTGACGGTTTTGTAGTACAATTTGCAGCGGATGGTAGTGTAATTAAAGCTAACAACGGTATTGTACCTTTAGCAGCAGCAATTACAGAGGCTAATGTTGAGAGTGAATTGAAAAAAGTATTAGCGGCAGTTCCAACTTCACTAAGAAGAAAAGAATTAGTGGTTGCAGTAGCTCCTAATATATTTCAAGCGTATACATTTTATTTAATTTCGAAAGGGATTGCTTGGAATGGAACAACTGAGGACAAACAAGCTAAGTTCGGTAGATATATGTTAACTGAGGTTAACGGTTTAGCAGATAACACTTTTGCAGTATATGAGAAAGCAAATTTAGTTATGGCGACTGGTTTATTAGGTGATCACAATGATATTAGAGTAGTTGATGAAGATGAAATTGGATTACTTACAGGACAAGTAAGAGGTAAAATGGTTTATAACGGTGGTATGGGTTATTACAACAGTGCTGAAATCATTTGGTATCTTTCTACAACTGCGGTAGTATAATAGTTAATTATTAATCATATTAAAGGGTGGGTAAAATTGCCTACCCTTTTTTATTAAAAAAAATATAGATAATATGGCTTGTGATATAAGCTCAGGAAGAGCAAAAGGATGTTTTGATTCTCAAGGGGGGGTTAAGACTATTTATATTACGAATGATGACTTAGGTGCTATAACGTATGATATAACAGATACAGATGTTATAACTGCGTTAGCTGGTACTCCTGAGTTCTTTCAATTCGATTTAAAAGGAAATAATAACACGTTTGACGCTGGTACAATAACAAAAGATATAAGTAATGGTACTTCGTTTTTTGCACAGGCTTTAAATGTGTTTTTACCTAAACTAGACAAAGAAACTCATAAAGAGGTTAAATTGTTGGTTTGGGCATCTCCTACGGTAGTTGTAGAAGATTATAACGGTAACTTCTTAGTTATGGGATTGCTTAATCAAGCGGATGTAACAGGTGGTACTATTTTAACAGGTGGAGCAAGAGGTGATGCTGCGGGATATACGTTAACAATGGCAGCGGAAGAGGCAAAACCAGCTAATTTCTTAGATGATGATGGAGTTGGTACATCTCCAATAGTTCAAGCGGGTGGTACTATTTCAGCAGTACAAATAACACCTTAATTTTTTTTCATAGTTTTTTGTTTTAAACCCTATTCTTAATTGAGTAGGGTTTTTTGTGAATAATAAACAAATTTAGTTTATTTTAATTATATTAATATGAAGATATTATTAGAAACTGTATTGCCGCAAGTTTTAAGTTTTATTCCTAGAGAGTACCCTATATTAGTTAATTATACACTAACAAACGAGAGTACAAATAAAACAACTACTTTTTTAGATATAGACACTGCGACAAGTGGAGCGTACCTACAAATAACTGAAATATTTGATTTAAAAGAAGATACATTTTACAACTTCGATATTACAAAAACAGATGATACACTAATTTATAGAGGTCGTATATTCTGTACTAATCAAGATATTGATAAGTTCACAATGAATGAAGATTTTATTGAAGATACAAGTAAAGATAATGAATACATAATTTACAATGGATAAACCAACAAGTAACATAAGAATTGTTAATTTTAGTAATTACGTACAGCCTGAGGTTAAAGAGGTGGTATCTAAGAAATATGTAACATACGGAGCTAAAAACCAATATTTTCAATATTTAATAGATAGGTCAAGAGGTTCAGCAACTAACGGAAGTGTTATAAATACAATAGTGTCTTTAATATTTGGCGATGGTTTGAATGATGAAGATTTTTATAACACAATGCCAGAAGAAGATATTAACCGTATAGTAAACGACTTTTATAGAATGGGTCAATGTGCTATACAAATACAGTATTTCGGCGGTAGAAAGTCTGCTAAAGGCTCACATATACCTGTTGAAACATTAGCGGCTGAGAAAGTAGATGACGACGGTGTTATTAATGCTTATTACTACGCTAAAGATTGGACTAAGGTACGTTCTATTGGTGATACTAAAAGGATAGTATCATTTGATAGTAAAGAAAATGACGGTTTAGAAATACTTTATATCAAACCTTATAATAGCGGTTTATTTTATTATAGTACACCAACTTTTCAAGGTGGTTTACAATATGCTGAATTAGAGGAAGAGATAGGTAATTATCACGTTAATAATATACAAAACGGTTTAGCTCCTAGTATGCTTATTAATATGAACAATGGAGTACCAGAAACGGAAGAAAAAGCTAAACAAATAGAGAAAAGAATACAAGAAAAGTATAGTGGTAGTTCTAACGCTGGTCGTGCTGTTTTAATGTTTAACGATAACAAAGAAAGTGAAAGCACTATAACCCCTATTCCTTTATCTGATGCAAGTGAACAATATCAGTTTTTAAGCGATGAAAGTTCACATAAAATATTAGTTGCTCATAGGGTTACAAGTCCTTTATTAATGGGTATTTCTACAAGTACAGGGTTTGGTAGTAATGCAGATGAGTTAAAAGTTGCGAGTGTATTGTTTGAAACATTAGTAATTCAACCTCTCAGAAACTTATTAATATTAGGTTTGGCTAAGTTAGATTCTGCTAACGGTAAAAAAAGAGATTTAGAGTTTATTAGTTTAAATCCTTTTATGGATGAGGTAGAACAAGAAACACCTATTGAGGAAGTTGAGGAAGTGCCAAAAGAAGATGAGATAACACTATCTAAATGTAACTGCGATACTAAACTAAATAGAATTTCAGAAGATGATTTAAAAATGTTTGAGGTACTTGAAAGTTTATCCGAGTTAGAGCCTGACGGCTATGAACTTCATACCGTAGAGCATAATATTAGAGATTTTGACGAAGATAGAGGTGATTTAGAATTAGCATCAACAGCGAATAGTGAACAAGATAGTGCTTTATGGAAAGTTAGATACGCTTATAGTATAGGTACATCAAAAACACCAATAGGGACGTCAAGAGCTTTCTGTAATAAAATGATGTCGTTAGCTCAAGGCGGTAGAGTATTTAGAAAAGAAGATATTGACAAAATGAGTTCAGACGGTGTTAACGGTCAATTTGCTCATAGTGGAGGTACTTATGATATATTTTTATATGGCGGTGGTGTAAACTGTTATCATAGATGGGAGCGTAGAATATACAAAAAGAAAAGAGATGAAGATGGAAAACCTTTAGGTGGTAATGCTTTACAAAACACATTCCCTGTAAATGTAAGCGAGGCAAGACGGCAAGGTGCAAAACTACCTAAAAACGATCCAGATGTGGCAAAAGCAGAAATTGATAAACCTAATAACGGAGCTTATCCAAGTTAATTATGGCAGTAGCATTATTTATTAAAGACGAAGATTTAAAGAGAAATACAATTCTAGACGGAAATGTAGATACGGACAAGTTTAAAAATTATATTAAAATTGCTCAGGAAATACATATCCAAAATTATCTAGGTACGGACTTATACAAACGTTTACAAGCAGGTATAATTGCAGACGATTTAACAGCTAATGAAATAACGTTAATAAATGACTATATTCAAGACGCTCTAATACACTATGCTAGTGCTGAATATTTGCCGTTTGCAGCGTATAATGTTAGTAATGGTGGTATATTTAAAAACACTCCTGAGAATAGCGTTACAGTAGACAAAAGCGAGGTAGATTATTTAGTGCAAAAAGAACGTGATTACGCACAATATTATACGCAAAGACTAATAGACCATCTTTGTAACAATAGTACATTATTTCCACAATACTCAACAAATACAGATAATAAGATTAACCCAGACACTTATATTAATCTAACTGGCGGATGGTATTTATGAAACACTATAAAGTTAAAAAAGAAAACATTTTAAAGTTAAAAAAGTATGTCAAAGAGGCTTCAATCAATAAACAATTACATAATAATAACGGACACAGTGACACTTCAAACGGTGGAGTATCCAAAAGCAAGGATACGCTATAAAGATTGGGGTAATACTATTGATTTCGTTTATGTAGATGATACAAGTCAAAATAAGACGTATCAGTTTAGTGAGTTGGTTGATGAAGATGATATTGCTTGGTCTGATTTACCTACATTATTAGAATGGCTAAGAGCTAATACAGGGAATGGTGTTAGAGTTGTTAATGACGGTAGTATTGATGTAAATATACAAGATTCTACAAGTCCAAAAATAATAGCATATTTTAATAATATTGAGGCTGAGGAATTAATAACGGTTACAGGTGCAATAGATGACACATCTATAACGGTATCAGACGGAACGTTATTTACAACAGGGCAATATGTTATTATTTTTTCAGTACCAGATAATAGGTTTACCACTTTTAGATTAATTTCTAAAAATGTAAATGTTTTAAATTTAGATACACCTTTAGACTTCGCTTATCCGATAGGATCATTTGTTAGTGGTGGTCAAACTAATATGGCTGTTGATGGCAGTGTAACGCCTCGGGTTTTCGGAGTTAGAAATACAGACCAAGCTATCGGTGCTTCATATGATATTTCAAGACTAATGTTTGCAGCCGTATGTGATGGTACTTTAGATTTATCAAAGTTTGCCGATCAAACAGCTTTATTAAAAGGTTTTGTTATTAGGGAAAAAGACGGTGTTTATAGAAACCTATTTAATATTAAGTCAAATGCAGAAATGGATAATCTAATGTTTGATTTTAAAATGATTACAGCAAACGGACAAGCTAAGGCTGGTTTTGTTGGTCGTTTTACATTGACTAAATTAGGGGCATTGTCAAGGTTAAGACCGGGAGAAGATTTACAATGTATCATTCAAGATGATTTAAGTGGTATTTTGAGTTTTGAAATACAAGTACAAGGAAGTGAAGTAGTAAATTAAAAATAAATATAATGGAAGTAATTTTAGGAATTTTAGTGTTAGCGTTTATAATCTTTGTAGGTCATAAGGCTTTAAAAAACAGAAAAGCAGATGATGTACCTAACGGTATAGATATAGAAATTGAAGATGATATTGACGATGAAAATAGCGATGGTTTAAAATGATAAAGAATATTTATAAAAGTTTCGTTACAACAATTATAGGAATATTATTTATGCTTTCAGACTTAGCCTACTTATTTATAAATACCAATCCTAACGGTAACGTTATAACGGTGGTTGCTATTGTTGGATGTATATTACTATTTTCAAGCGATGCACAAATAAAAAGAATTATAGATAGATTAACAAAATAAGCAATGCCAAACGAAACCCAATGCGAAAAGCATAGCCAAGAAATTGTACAGATTAGGACAGAATTTAACGAGTACAAGAAAACTACAGATAAAATGTTTGAGGAAATTTTAGAAAAGATAAAACCACAATTCACTTACCCACAAATAACGGGGTTTTTGCTTAGTTTGGTTTTTGCTTTGGCTGGTGCTATGATTTACATTACCGATGTAAAAAGTGATGGAAGAGTAAATAAAGTTCAAATAGAAAATACTATCCAACATTATAAATTGATAAATGCTAAGTTAGATAGATTAATAGAAAACCAATGAAAATGTTAATTTCAAGATATATCAGTACAGAAAAACAAACTATTGGCAACGGTTTTTTATTGAGCGATGTAGATAATTTTATAAAGTACGAATTTAAAACTTTAGAATTGCCTTGGAAAAATAACAAAAAAAGAATTAGTTGTATTCCTGTTGGTGATTATAGAGTAAAAAAAAGGAAGTCACAAAAGTACGGAAATCACTTCAATATATTAGATGTTGATAATAGAAGTTATATTTTAATACATAACGGTAACTTTAACCACCAAACTAAAGGCTGTGTGTTAATAGGTGATGATTTAGCGTACATAAATGAAGATAATGACATAGACGTTACAAATAGTAAAAAGACGCTTAAAACGCTTTATAGCATACTTCCTAATGAATTTGATTTAAGTATAGTGAGAAGATAAAATAGTAGAAATTAAAAATACGGTAAGATGATAATCATTTTACAGCTTATGCGGATTACAACATAAGCATTAAAAAACCCTATCGAATAAGCAAACGATAGGGTTAATCTCAAAATAGAACCAATCTCATACATTTTTGATTCAGACAGTCGGATCGAGGGTGCTGCCAAACCCTTAATATTTTAAACTAATCTAACATTCTTATATTTATAGTTAATCTACCAACCTCACCATAGTCTTTATGGTATGTTATTACTTTACTATCTCTATCTGAAACCCAACCACCTCTACTAGCATAAGCATCTTTAGCCGCTAATGTTCTATGTTGCTCAACTATCATTAAGTTTGTTTCATTAACTTTAAAATTGTGTAAATGACCTATATGAGCATAAATAAAATCAGATAAACCAAAGTCTTTTTTAAACTTAGAAACAAAAACAGCATCAATATTATTTATTTTTCTTTTATGTCCGTGATGATAAAACAAACAATTTTTACCCCAAGTTACGCAATAATAAGGGTCTGGGTTTGTATCAATTATCAATCTATGTTCTTCTCTATAAAAATCAAATAATAACTCTCTTAACCAAATAGATCTAGCGGGGTCGTGATTACCTTCAGCCATTATTACTGTAACTTTTTGATATTTTTCAAGTAACATTTTTATAACCCTTCTAATAACTCTAATTGATACACGAACTAATTTAGTAAACCTTGTATCTGCATCTAAAACGTGCTTATTTTGAGGTGTCACAGCATCTAGACCATCCCAATGTAGAAAATCACCCAACTGAGCAAATATAGCACTATTAGCTTTAGGACTTGTTTCTATTGACTTTTCAAAGAACTTAACTAATTTATCTTCTGCTATTTTAATATCCCAATTATCACCACTTTCCTCATCCCAAGCCATCATACCTAAATGAAAATCTGTTAAAGTATATTGATTACAAAGTTTATTATCTTTAAAACTTAATGGCTTTGATATTGGTTTTGTAGGTGTTATATCTTTTTTTAATGTATCTATAACTGTTTTTAGAACTTTTAAACGATCTTCTTCTGTTACAGATGTCTTAGTCCATTCTATTATAGTTTTACCGTCTTTATCTTTTAAAGTAGATTTACCTATTATTGATAATGGTATTTTATCTTTAAATAACTCATTATATTGTTCTTGTGTAATTGTGTATCTTGGGTTTCTTTTACCTTCTTTAGGTTTAACTGTTAAATTTAATTGTTTAGATTGTTTTTCGTTTAATCTTTTTCTTATTTTCATTAATTAAGTTTTTGTTAATATTTAAACATTTTGGGTATTTACATTTATTATTTAAGGAACAACTCGCACCCTCTTTTTTAATATATTTGCATTTACTTTGTGTCAAAATTTTATATAATTTGCGTTTACTTTGTTACTATAATAGCAGATAGTCGGTAAATATCCGTTTAAGTGCTACGATAGTATCAACTATTAAATATATCTTCTATTGATTTGTAAATCATATCAGACTTTTTACCCCAAAACATATCACAAATTAAAACATCATCAACAACTTCTAAAGGTGGGTTA